ATCATACGCAGCAGCAGCATCAACAGCGGCATCAACAGCACGCCAGGCAGCATCAGCAGCGGCTCGCAGTTGTTTAAGGGTGGGTGTGGTCATGGTCAGAGATCCAGCAGGGTGACGATCAGCAGCGCGATGGCTGCGGCGAGAATGGCGATAATCACGGCAGCACCTCGTCGGCGATGTTGTTCAGCAGGGCAGCCGCTTCGCGCAGCAGATCCGCAGCGGCTGCCTTGTCGGGCACAAGCAGCGCACGAAGGGCGCGGCCGATGATCGCGATGGCGTCATCACAGGCCGCGTCGAGGTCTGCCGCGTCATCGTCGGGCTCAGGCTCGGCCCGGTCGTCGTATGCGCGCTGCAGCGCGTCAAGGGTGGTGGTTCGCATGGTCAAGCTCTCCTCAGAACGGCGCTTCAGGCGCGCCGGGTGGCGGGGCCACGGGCGTGCGCACGGGGCGCACGGGTGGTGGGGGTGTCGGGTAGTCCAACGGGTGGACGGGGAAGGGCCAGGGGCGGCGCTTGACGGGGGTCATGTTGCAGCCTGCACGGTGCATGCCGACAGGCGTTTCCGGGCGCCCACCTCGCGCTGGGCGATGGCGTTGCCGTAGGTGCCGATGCGCAAATAAGCCCAGAAAGTCTTTCATGCTGCGCTCCCGACAACGTCGAGCCAATGAATGCCAGCTGCGCAAGCTAATTCTTTGACGTAGTCCGTCAAGGTCATCCGGACGTCGTCCAGATCGTCCAGATCGTCGGTTGATTCAAAAGGGTTGTAGCCAACGAGGTCGGTATACAGGGCTCCAAGCGCTGCAGCATCGGGTGCGGCATCAATGGCGGTTAGCGTGGCGCGGAGGGCGGCGATCAATTGGTGGCTCATGGTGTCGTGTCGTGTAGTGGATTGTGGTGGCGGTCAGGTTACAGGGTCAGGTGATTATCAGGCAGTGTACAAGTGTGGCAGTGTAGGTGCAACCCTACGCAGTCCACCAGGTGACGAGCCACCATGCGCCAGCGGCACCAATGGTGCATGCTAGGACGATGTCGGCCAGGCGCTCAAGAAGGGAGGGGCGGTGGTTCACGATGCAACCCCAGTGGCGCCGCACGCGAAGCACTCGCCGCCCTTATGGTGTTGAAACTGAGGCAGATACCCTCTGCCCGCGCATCGTGTGCAGTCGCGGTCGGTTTTCACACGATGCGCAGCACGGTCGGCCTTGACGGCGGCGTATCGTGCATCGATGTAGAGCATGCTGAGGGCTTTCTTGACTTCGCGCTGTTCGGTCTTGGTCATGGTCTGTTCTCCTGGGTTGCGCGCTGCCGGGGTGCAACGCATGGATGCATCATACAGTGTCTGATTCTGACTGTGCAAGCACTATTTACAGACTCCGCGGCATCGGCTGCACCCCTGTGACAGGAAACGAGGGGAGACGGGGGGATAAGTACGCTGCAAAACATCGTTCAAACGGGGGATCAGTGAAGCCAAAGTCACATCGTCGCAACCGATGACGCAGAGTCAGACACCCAGACTCTGTGCGCTCGAATGCTGTGCCATCGGCGCACAGAGTCTGGGTGCACAGAGTCTGGATGCACAGAGTGCGATGCCCGCTGCACCCGGCGCCCCCGGTGCCCGCTGCGCCCCGGCCCGCTGGCTGCAGCCGTGAGCATGCTGATCGTCAGCACACGGACGACCGGGGGGGCGGGGGCCGGCGCCGGCCGGTCACAGTTGTGGAGGCCCCACAAACTCTCATAATTTTTTTGAAACTCTTACACACAGAGTCAGATACCCTCTTACTCCCCAAACCACACCACCAACCCCTCGCATACACCTCAGAACCCGTGATACAGTAAAACACATGGAGCAGTCTCAAACCGCGGACCAATTCCTGCCTGACTGGTTAACCCCTCAGGCGCAACTCGTCGCACCGTCGCAACCAGTCGTCCCCACCCACCTCCTCAACGCCCAGGAGCGCAAGCGACTCACCCGTGAGCTTCTTGACGCCACCTTCAGCGCCATGTTTGAGCGGGTGTTGACTGAGATCACCTGCGGGCGCAGCTTGAAGTCCATCGTCGCTGAAGACATGCGTGACATCGACTACGCAGCGTTCTGGCAGTGGATCAAGCGCGATTCGCGGCGCATGGAGCGTTACAAAGAATCCAAAGAGTTGCGCACCGAGTGGTGGGCAGGGCGCATCATTGAGATTGCCGAGGCTGACGACACCGCAGAGGATGTTGCGCGGTCGAAGATCAAGATTGACACCTACAAGTGGTTGATGAGCGCCGACAACCGCAGGACCTACGGTGAGACCAAGCAGATTGAGTTGTCCACATCGATCAGCATCACCGCCGCACTGGAGCAGGCACGCTCCCGTGTCGCAGCGCTGCCGCTCGTCGAGGACATCACTGATGTGGACGACCCTGCGGCACTACCCGCGCCCGATATCACTGACAACGACTCGTACTAATGCCCGCACAACGCCCTCGCTACGCTCCCCAGGAGGAGCAAGAGTTGATGAGCCAGCTCTGGTCGCCCATGCTGGCCAACGACCCCGAGGCGTTCGTGATGTTCGTCTTCCCGTGGGGGCAGAAGGATACACCGCTTGAGCGGTTCACCGGACCCCGCTCGTGGCAGCGCGAGGTGCTGCGCGAGATTGCCAGGCACATTCGCACGAACAAGTCACCGGACGCTGTCTTGCACGCGCTGCGCACGGCCATCGCATCGGGTCGGGGCATCGGGAAGAGCGCACTGGTCTCGTGGCTCATCCTGTGGATGCTGTCAACGAAGATTGGTTCAAGCGTGGTGGTAAGCGCGAACAGCGAGAACCAGTTGCGCAAGGTGACCTGGGGTGAGTTGACGAAGTGGGCCACGATGTCAATCAACGCCCATTGGTGGGAACCATCGGCCACCAACCTCGCACCGGCAGCGTGGATCACGGAGCTTGTCGAGCGGGATTTGAAGAAGGGCACCCGGTACTGGGGCGCCGAGGGGAAACTGTGGAGTGAGGAGAACCCAGACGCCTATGCCGGCGTACACAATCACGACGGCATGATGGTCATCTTCGACGAGGCCAGCGGCATCCCCGACAGCATCTGGTCCGTGGCGGCGGGCTTCTTCACCGAACCAGTCGTCCATCGGTACTGGCTTGCGTTCAGCAACCCACGCCGACCGTCGGGCTACTTCTACGAGTGCTTCAACGGCAAGCGCGACTTTTGGACAACACGCAGCATTGACTCGCGGTCAGTCGAGGGCACCGACCGGGCGATCTACGACCAGATTATTGCTGAGCACGGTGAGGACAGCCCGCAGGCCCGCGTCGAGGTCTACGGGCAGTTTCCCAGCACCGGGGACGACCAGTTCATCGGGCCGCACCTGGCCGACCAGGCGGCGAAGCGGCCCAAGTACAAAGACCCCAGTGCACCCATCGTGCTTGGTGTCGACCCGGCCCGGGGTGGCGCGGACTCCACCGTCATCGTGGCCCGTCAGGGGCGGGACATTGTGGAGATTCGGCGGTACAAGGGCGACGACACCATGACGGTGGTTGGGCACGTTATTGAAGCCATTGACGACTTCAAGCCCGCGATGGTGGTTATTGACGAGGGTGGACTGGGTTACGGCATCCTTGACCGCCTTACCGAGCAGCGGTATAAGGTGCGCGGTGTGAACTTTGGCTGGAAGTCAAAGAACCCCGTCATGTGGGGCAATAAGCGCGCTGAGTTGTGGGGTGCCATGCGCGAGTGGCTCAGAACCGGGTCAATTCCAGAGGATCGACAACTGAAATCGGACCTGACTGGCCCCAAAACCAAGCCTGACTCGTCTGGTAGGATGTTTCTGGAGTCGAAAAAGGACATGAAATCCCGCGGATTGGCCTCTCCCGACGCTGCTGACGCGCTGGCGGTGACGTTTGCCTTCCCCGTGGCGAGCCGCGAGCGTGTAGAACGCCCCCGCACCGTTACAATGCGCGACAGATCAATGGCTTCATCTGGATGGATGGGATCGTAATGGCTACGAAAAAGTCCGTGTCGTTGAGTGTTGGCCGGGGCGAGAAACTGCCCGCCAGCCAAGGTGCTGGTCTGACCGCCAAGGGCCGCGAGAAATACAACCGCGAGACGGGCTCAAATCTCAAGGCGCCGGCGCCAAACCCCAAGACCGACGCCGACAAAGGGCGTAAGGCCAGTTTCTGTGCCCGCATGGGCGCCGTAGCGGCCAACGCCAAAGATGGCGAACGCGCCAAAGCGGCGCTCAAACGATGGAAGTGCTGATCATGGCTACCAAACCCGGGCTCTACAGCAACATTGCAGCCAAGCGTGATCGAATCGCCGCTGGCAGCGGTGAAAAGATGCGCAAGCCAGGCGCTGCGGGCGCTCCAACTGCCAAAGCGTTCAAAGAGTCAGCTAAGACGGCCAAACCCAAAAAATAACCATGCCTCAAGACTATTCCGGTATTGCTGCGGCTAGGTCGGTGTCCACAAACGGCGGCGCCAAGAAAGGCGACGCCGAGATCCTAGCCACTGCTCGCGAGCGGCTGGATATGGCCATGTCGGCGTACTCGGAATCGCGTGAGGATGAGCTAGACGATCTGAAGTTCTTTGCGGGCAGCCCCGACAACCACTGGCAGTGGCCAGCAGACGTTCTGGCCACCCGCGGCGCGGTGCAGGGCCAGACGATCAACGCTCGCCCGTGCCTGACGATCAACAAGCTGCCCCAGCACGTTCGGCAGGTGACCAATGACCAGCGACAGAACCGCCCAAGTGGCAAGGTTATTCCTGCCGATGATAAAGCCGACATTGAAGTCGCCGAAATCTTTGACGGCGTCGTGCGACACATTGAGTACATTAGCGACGCCGACGTTGCCTACGACACCGCCTGCGAAAACCAAGTGTCGTTTGGCGAAGGCTACGTCCGCATCCTGACCGAGTATTGCGACGACACCACGTTTGATCAAGAGATCAAGATCGGGCGGGTTCGCAATTCGTTCTCGGTCTACATGGACCCGCTGATCCAAGACCCGTGCGGCGCAGACGCCCGGTGGTGCTTCATTACCGAGGACATCTCGCAAGACGAGTACGAGCGCCTCTACCCCGAGGCCGCTCCCGTCAACACGCTGATGTCGCTGGGGGTTGGCGACCAGTCGCTGAACCAGTGGATGAACGAGAAGACCGTTCGTATTGCTGAGTATTTCTACGAAGAGTACGACCGCACTCAGCTGAACCTGTACCCGGGCAACCAGACCGCGTTTGACGGCTCGCCGGAAGACAAGCAACTGCGCATGATGTACGGCAAGCCGACGCGCACGCGCATGGCTGACCGCAAGAAGATCAGGTGGTGCAAGATCAACGGCTACGAGATCCTTGAGACGGCTGAATGGGCCGGCAAGTACATCCCGGTCGTGCGCGTGGTCGGCAACGAGTTTGAGGTTGAAGGCCGTCTGTATGTGTCGGGCCTGGTGCGCAACGCCAAAGACGCCCAGCGCATGTACAACTACTGGGTCAGCCAAGAGGCCGAGATGCTGGCGCTGGCGCCCAAAGCGCCGTTCATCGGCTACGGCGGCCAGTTTGAAGGCTACGAGAACCAGTGGAAGACCGCCAACACCCAGAACTGGCCGTATCTGGAGGTGAACCCCGATGTGACGGACGGCGCGGGCTCTATCCTGCCCCTGCCACAACGCGCACAACCGCCTATAGCGTCGTCTGGGCTGCTGCAGGCTAAGGCAGGCGCTGCCGAGGACATTAAGGGCACCACGGGCCAATACAACGCCTCCCTGGGCCTGCAGGGTAACGAGCGTTCTGGCAAAGCCATTCTGGCCCGCCAAAAAGAGGGCGACACCGGCACTTACCACTTCGTGGACAACCTGGCGCGGGCCGTTCGCCATGTCACCCGGCAGTTGGTCGACCTGATCCCCAAGATCTACGACACCCAGCGCATCGCTCGGATCATCGGCGAGGACGGTGAGTCCAGCATGGTCAAAATGAACCCCATGCAGGATGAGCCGGTCAAGAAGATCGTCGACGAGCAGGGCATCGTGATTGAGAAGCTCTACAACCCCAGCGTCGGCAAGTACGATGTGGTGGTTGTGACTGGCCCGGGTTACGCTACGAAGCGCCAGGAGGCGCTGGAGGCGATGGCGCAGCTGCTGCAGGGCAACCCGCAGCTGTGGCAGGTGGCTGGCGATCTGTTTGTCAAGAACATGGACTGGCCAGGCGCGCAAGAGATGGCCAAGCGGTTTGCCAAGACTATCGACCCGAAGCTCATGAGCGACGAGGACGAGAACCCGGAACTGCAAGCGGCCAACCAGCAGATCCAAGCGATGATGCAGGAGATGCAGCAGATGGCTGGCATGCTGCAGAATGTGCAGCAGTCAATTGAGGCTCGCTCGGTCGAGATTGACGAGTTCAAGGCGCAGTCTGACGCCAACATTCGGTCGTACGAGGCCGAAACCCGTCGGTTGCAGTCAGTGGCCGCTAATATGCAGCCTGAGCAAGTTCAGGAAGTTGTGATGCAGACGTTGCGTGATGTAATGACCGCGGGTGACCTAGTGCAGCCGATGGAGCCACGCGAGATGCTTGGCGCACCTGAGATGGAAGGGCAAATGCAATGAGCGCCGCCGATTTTGTGGGTACGTTGTTTCTAGCGCGTGATGTTGCGCACAGCGTGCATCTGAACACCCGTTCGTTCTCCAAGCACATGGCGCTCAACGAGTTCTACGACAACATCGTGGATCTGGCGGACAAGTTTGCCGAGGCGTACCAGGGCCGGCACGGGCTGATTGGCCCGATCACCTTGCAAGGTGCTAAAAAAACCGTCAACATCATGGAGTTTCTGCAAGACTCTTTGAGCGAGGTTGAGTCTGCTCGGTACAAGGTCTGCGAGAAGACCGACACTGCCATCCAGAACATCATTGACGAGATCGTCGGGCAGTACTTGTCCACACTCTACAAACTCAAATTTCTTGCGTAAGGACGCACCATGGGACTGAAATCCACCACCGTCTGCCTGGGCTACCAACAGATCACATCGTTGTCTTCGTCCACGGCGCTGACGGTGCCGTCCGGCGCGACTCTGGCAGTCATCGTGCCCGAATCTCAGTCTGTACGCTGGCGCGATGATGGTGTTGCCCCAACGTCGTCTGTCGGCATGCCGCTTGCTTTCTCGAACACGCTGTCTTATGACGGTGATCTGAACCGCATCCGGTTTATCCAGCAAGCTGTTGGCGCGGCAATCAACGTAAGTTATTACGCATGATCTCGACGTTTACATCGCCGTCATTTGTTAACCGGGTCAAGGAATCTTGGCAAGCCGGGTACGGCGTTACGCAAACCAATTCGCCGGGTAGCGGCCCGTTTGCGCAAGCAGGGCCTACGCTGGATTTATTGTTTACGGGCCTGCCTGCTGTAGACAATACGTTTGTAGGTTCATCTTTAACATTAAACTTTCTAACGCAGCAATACCAACTCCCCGCGCAGTATTCTGTATGGGTTGCAGACCAAGGGCTGACGCTTAAAACATTCAGCCAAATCATCACGTTTACACGGGCCAGTACGGGGACGTATACCGACAGTGCTGGCGTGCTGCAGTCTGCCGCCAATAACATCCCTCGGCTTGACTACGACCCGACTACGCTAGCCCCACTTGGCTTTCTTGTGGAAGAAGCACGTACTAATAGCATCCGCAATAACACGATGGTGGGCGCCGCAGCCGGTACGCCAGGAACATTGCCTACGAATTGGGAAACTTCGGTAGCTGGGACTGGCATTACTCGAGAAATATCGCTAGTTGGGGTTGAAAACGGTATTTCTTATGTTGACGTAAGATATTACGGCACGCCTATTGCGGGTACAAATGTTTCACTCGCATTTGACGGTCTTAATCAAATTGTTGCGGCATCTGGGCAAACTTGGACTGAATCTGTATATTTGAAATTACAAGCAGGTAGTTTTAACAACACAACTACCACACTTTCGTTATTTGGCACTAATGGTACAAGCGGGGTAGAGTTAATATCGTCGTCGGCTATCACAAGCACCCCATCAAATTTGCGTCAATGTAGGTTAACTCTTGCGGGCACATTTGCAAACGCCGCCACAACTAGGGCGCAGCCGAGAGTCCGAATTGGTTACACCGTGGCGGTAGCATTTGACATCACCCTGCGCATCGGCCTACCCCAGCTAGAACTAGGTGCTTTTGCAACGTCAGTAATCCCTACCACCACCGCAGCAGCCACCCGCGCAGCAGACGTAGCATCAATCAACACGCTGAGTCCTTGGTTTAACGCGGCTGAGGGTACATTTTTTGGTCAAGTGCTTACCCCAAAAGGTGTAGTGTTATTTGGCACTGGCAACACTTTTGACAACACACAATATGCTGCTGTTGGCACTGGTAATAACATTTTTATTAGGAGTGGTGGGGCTGTTTCTGCAAACTTCAGTGCGCCGGTTACAACAACAGGACAAACAAAAGTAGCTTTTGTATACAAAGAAAATGATTTTGCAGCCGCTTCTAATGGCGGCACTGTGGCTATAGGTCCTTCTGGTGCTGTTCCAGTGGGGCAAGTACGGTTAAAACTAGGCTCATCTGCGTGGAATACGTCGGGGGACAATAGTATCAACGGCTACCTCCAACGCATCACCTACTACCCCCGCCGCTTGGCCAACGCCGAACTCCAAGCTCTAACGGTGTAAACATGACTATAGCCAACGCAACATTTAGTGAGATTATTACTTTCACGCGGGCTAGTGCAGCCACTTATGTAAATAGCACCGGGGATCTTACATTTGAATTTCTTGATGATGTACCTCGTTTTAGCTACGACCCAATAACACTAGCTCCTCTGGGATTTTTAATAGAAGAACAGCGTTATAATCAAATCATAAACGATTTTAATACTGGTTCTTGGCAGCTTGCAAACTGTACTGTAGATTATGATGAGAGTGTTATTGACCCCGCTGGGGGTTTCTCCTTTGGCATGACTCCCACTGGCGGCGCAGGTACAATACCTCAAGCGTTTTATGTAGTAGATAAAACTGCCACTGCTATTACATATACGGTGAGTCTTTGGGTTAGAGGCGATGTATCATCATTCTCTTTGACCTTAGACGACGGCACGACAACCAACCGCGGAATAGCAATTTTTAACCTTATTACTGGCACATTAACAAGTGCTGTTAACGACGGTAATTTTACGGGTACATCTGCCACTATATCTGCGTATAAAAATTCTTGGTATAGAATTACACTTACAACAACTACTAACACGACTCTATTTGCTCGTTTTCGTTTTTTATACACTGCAACTGCGCTTAATACTCCTATAGTCTATCTAGCTTATGGGCAGCTTGAAGAGGGTGCATTTGCTACTAGCTATATTAATGCTATTTCTGGCCCCTCAGTTCGTGCAGCAGACGTAGCAACAATCAATACTCTCAGCCCTTGGTATAACGCGGTTGAGGGTACGCTGTATGCAAAGTACATAACGTCAAACAGTGTGCAAAATAATAACGCTGTAGCAATTTCAGACGGTACAGCCAACAATCGAATGATTATCCGCGCAACAAACGCTACCGTAGAAACTGCATTTATTGGGGTTGTAGGAGGGGTAGTCCAATGGAATCTTGTCATTGGGTCCGCACTTACAAATACAATTACCAATTCTGCTTTTGCTTATAAAAACAATGATATTGCAGTGGTTAGGAATGGCGGGACTATCGTACCTGATACAACCGCCACCATTCCAGTAGTAACTTTGGTAAAGTTGGGCGCGGATGGCGCCGGTAATCAGGTTCTAAACGGATACCTGCAAAAAATCATCTATTACCCAAAACGTCTAACCAACTCTGAAATCCAAGCCTTAACCTCTTAATATGTACTACGATCTAAACCTAAAGTTCAAAGACGAAGCAGAGGCTGATGCCATGCTATTCACCGAACAATCGTACTCTGAGGATGATGAAGTCAAAATCTACAAAGCGCCTAAGTACGCGGCTGTTGATGTCATTGGTGCCATCTACAAGCCTACCGGCGAAATGATTGAGGGGGAAGATGGCAGGTGGCCCGCAATGGCTCCGGTTGAAGGCTGGCATGTCAACGTGAGGCATACTAGCGAAATGCCCGAGCTTCAGGCTTGGGTGGTGACGCCCAAAACGCCCAGCCGTGTTTGGGCGTAAACTTACCGTACTGGCCCGTTGACCAGGGAATCTTAGGATTCATTGAATGCTTGACGAAGTTGAAGTAGTAGCGGACCAGACCCCCGCGCCTGACCAGGTAGCTACGGCAGCGCCTGCGCCAGAAGACCAAACGCCGGAAGTGACCGACGAAGCGCCCTCAGAAAAACTGTTCACGCAGGAAGAACTGAACGCTGAATTCGGTAAGCGCCTCGCACGCGAGCGCCGCAAGATGGAGCGAGAGTTTGCGGCAAAGCAAGCTGACACGTTCAAGCCGCCCGTAACGGACGATCCGCACACGCCAGAGGCCCAGGCCGAGGCATCGGTCTATCAAAAGGCCGAGCAGTTGATCCGTGAACGAGAGGCCCAGCGTCAGCAGGCAGAGACTCTTGAGAGCTACCGCGACAAGGAAGAGGAAGCGCGGGACAAGTACGATGACTTTGAACAAGTTGCGTACAACCCCAACCTCCGAATCACTGACGTGATGGCTCAGACGATCCACGCATCTGAAATCGGCCCTGATGTGGCTTATTTCTTGGGGGCAAACCCCAAAGAGGCAGATCGCATCTCTAGGTTGCAGCCTTTCATGCAGGCCAAGGAAATCGGGAAACTTGAGGCCAAGTTGGCTGATAATCCCGTCGTTAAGAAAACGACTAGCGCACCGCCTCCGCTTGCGCCGGTCAATGCGCGTTCTTCTGGTGCGCGGAGCTTTGACACTACCGATCCTCGGTCCATCAAGACCATGAGCGCAAGCGAGTGGATTGCTGCTGACCGAGCCCGGCAGATGAAGAAGCTCGAACGCAACCGCTAAACCAACTTTGAAAGGAAATTTGCCGTGGCAAATAGCATTCTGACCATTGACATGATCACCAGGAAGGCCCTGGAGATCCTCGAAAACAACCTGGTGCTGACCCGCAACGTCAACCGCCAGTACGACGACTCGTTCGCCGTTGAAGGGGCCAAGATCGGCTCGACCCTGCGGATCCGTCTGCCCGACCGCGCTCTGGTGACCGACGGCGCCGCTCTGCAAGTGCAAGACGACAACGAGCAGTTCACCACCCTGACGGTCGCCTCGCAAAAGCACATCGGCGTGAACTTCACCAGCGCCGAACTGGCGATGCAGTTGGACGACTTTGCAGACCGCGTGCTGAAGCCTCGTATCAGCCAGCTGGCCTCCAGCATTGACGCCGATGTGGCCAACGCCTTCAAGACCATTGGCAACACGGTCGGCACTCCTGGCACCACCCCGGCCACCTCGCTGGTTCTGCTGCAAGCCCAGCAGAAGCTAAACGAGAACGCCGCCGTGATGTCGCCGCGCTACGCCACCGTCAACCCGGCTGCCAACGCTGGCCTGGTCGAAGGCATGAAGGGCCTGTTCAACCCGACCGACACCATCAGCAAGCAGTTCAAGAACGGCATGATGGGCACGGGCGTGCTTGGTTTCGATGAAATCAACATGAGCCAGTCGATCAAGCAGTTCACCACCGGCTCGCGCACCGCTACCGGCGGCACGACTTCGGCGGCGATCACGGCTGAAGGTGCTACCACTATTGCCATTACCGGCGCTGGCGCTAGCGCCACCGTCCGCGCTGGCGATGTGTTCACCGTGGCTGACTGCTTTGCTGTCAACCCGCAGACCCGTGAGTCCACCGGCTCGCTGTTCCAGTTCGTCGCGCTGGCCGATGTCACGCTGAGCGGCGCCGGCGCTGGCAACATCACCGTGGCCGCGATCTACTCGGCTGCGCACGCGCTGGCAACCGTCAACACCCTGCCGGGCAACAGCAAGGCCGTGATCTTCGTGGGCACCACTTCGACGCAGTACCCGCAGAACCTGGTTTACCATAAGGACGCCATCACGTTCGCCACCGCTGACCTCTTGCTGCCGCAAGGTGTCGACATGGCCGCCCGTGCAGTCCACAACGGCATCAGCCTGCGCGTTGTTCGTCAGTACGACATCAACAACGACCGCATGCCCTGCCGTATTGACGTCCTGTACGGCTTCAGCACCATTCGTCCGCAGATGGCTTGCCGCATCTGGGGCTGATCTTTAATCTTCTAGGAGAAACATCATGGCACTCCCTAACGGTGCAGGCGGCTATCAAGTTGGCGATGGCAACCTCAGCGAACTCACCCTCGGCTACGGGCCCGCGCCTCTGTCGGTTGACGGTACCGCTACGCTGACCGCGGCTCAAGTCACCGCCGGCATGCTGCTGGTGGGCTCGGGGGCAACTGCTGCCCAGACCTACACGCTGCCCGCGGCGTCGCTGATCGACGCGATCATCACCTCGGCCAAGCCTGGCAGCACGTTCGATCTAAACGTCATCAACCTGGGTACGTCGTCCGGCACTGCAGCGCTGGCGATGGGCACTGGCACCGGCTTTACCAACGGCGGCAACGCTACGACTACCGTTGCCGTCACCTCCAGCGCGATGTACCGATTCCGCAGCGCCGGCGACGGCGCTTGGACCGTGTACAAGGTGGCCTAATCTAATGGGGGCTTCGGCCCCCATTTTTCAAAGGATCATGAAATGGGCAATACCCGATCTATTGGCGTCGCGTACAGCGATCAAGACATTGACGGCGGCACTATTGGTGCTGTTACTCCGGCAACTGTGGTCGGCACGACTGTTTACGCAACCACTGAGCTTGGCTACGCCGCCGCAGCGCAGGGGGCAGTCACTCAACTGACCGACAAGTCGACTGCCGTTACGCTGAACACTTCGGCGGGCCGGATTACGATGAACAACGCTTCGTTGGCTACCGCCACCAACGCGACGTTCACCTTGAACAACTCCACCATCAGCGCAAACGACGCAGTCATTTTGACGATCTCAGGCGGTCAAACCACGCCGGGATCGTACAATGTGTTCGCCAACTCTCTTGCCGCAGGTTCGGTTAGCATCACGCTGCGGAACATCTCCGGCGGCACGCTGTCAGAAGCGATTGTCATTAACTTTGCGATCATTCACAGCCTGTAGTAGAAGGGGGTAGTCATGACAACTGCCGGAGATCAGATCAACGCCGCGCTGCGGCTTTTGGGTGTACTGGCAGAAGGCGAGACTACCTCTCCCTCGGTGTCGCAAGACTCGCTTGCGGCCATGAATCAGATGATTGATTCGTGGAACACCGAGCGTCTGATGGTCTACAGCACCATCGACCAGATTTTCACTTGGCCCGCGGGGTTCATTGAGCGCACGCTCGGGCCTACTGGCGACTTTATCGGCCTGCGCCCCGTGCTGCTAGATGACTCAACGTACTACCGAGACCCAGGCACCAACGTCAGTTTCGGCATCAAGTTCATCAACCAGCAGCAGTACAACGGCATCGCTGTCAAGACGGTAACCAGCACCTACCCGCAGGTTATTTTCGTCAACATGACGCACCCCAACATCACTATGAACGTGTACCCGCGCCCTACGCGGGACTTGGAGTGGCACTTCGTCTCGGTGCAAGAGTTGGCCCAGCCGGCGACACTGGCCACGACTATCTACATGCCGCCAGGCTATCTGCGGGCGTTCAAGTACAACTTGGCCTGCGAGATCGCGCCTGAGTTTGGCGTTGAGCCGTCGCCCACAGTGTCGCGGCTTGCCATGACCAGCAAGCGCAACCTCAAGCGCATCAACAACCCCGACGACATTATGTCCATGCCGTACTCGCTGATCGCCACTCGCCAGCGGTTCAACATCTATGCCTCTAATTACTGATTACGTTTAAGAGTTGTCGTACTCGCTATGCCGACCAGCAATAAAACCCTTAGTGCCTTTGACAGCCCGCAAAAGTCCTTGGCTTTTGTAAGCATCAATGGCGTGCTGGATGTTTTGCTGGTGCGACACCAACTCCAAGTTTTCCAGCCTGTTATCCGCACGGTCAAGGTTTTTGTGGTTGATTTCAAGACGGCCTGGAATTTGACCGTTAAACGCCTCCCACACCAACCGGTGAACACTACGGCGGATGTACACGCCGTTTTTGCACAGGCTGGCGATACGGTAGTGTTTAAGCAACGGTGTTTTAACTGCGCGGTGCGCGGGGTCGCCTTGCCATACCAAACCGCGCTTGATGTTGCTGGCTGTAGCCAGGCTGGCGCCCAAAAACGCCGCAACTTCACGCAACAGCGCGCCTTGCTCAAACATGCGTTTAGCCTCGGCCACTTTGAAACCATTCAGCGTTTTACCTCGCGCTGTGCGGCGCACGTTGCCGTGGTCGCTGACTTCGTACAAGTCTTCAAACCCGAAAACTGGCTTCCACGTTTCCATGCTCAACCTCCGTTTAAGATGAATGGTAGTGTAGCATGAAAACGCCCATCCTCGGCCAGTCCTACGTTGCCCGCAGCGTCAACGCTGCGGACGCTCGGATGATTAACTTGTTCCCCGAGGTCTTGCAGGAAGGCAAGGAGGCCGGGTGGCTGCAGCGTGCGCCAGGCTTGCGTCTGCTGGCCACCATCGGCACCGGGCCGATCCGCGGCGTGTGGGCGTTCGCCAGTAGTGACTCAACGGCGTTTGTGGTGTCGGGCAGCGAGTTGTACAAGATTGACACCTCCTACAACGCCACGTTGCTGGGTATTGTGTCGGGCAGCGGCCCGGTCAGCATGGCCGACAACGGCGCTACTTTGTTTGTGGCGTGCAACGGCCCTTCTTACACATATTTTCATCTGCCTGGGGATCCACTTGATGGTGATTTTCGGCAGATCACAGACCCTGAGTTTGAAGGCGCTGATATTGTTGGGTATCTAGACGGGTACTTTGTGTTTGACGCGCCAAACAGTCAACGTGTGTACGTCGTGCAGTCCCTGACAACAACGGGGTACATATACCCATTGGTTTTTGACTCGCTTGATTACGCTAGTGCAGAAGGGTCACCTGACGGGATTGTTAGCCTGATCGTTGACCATCGTGAGGTATGGCTGTACGGCAACAACTCAGTTGAGGTTTGGTACAACAGTGGAGCGTCTGACTTTCCTCTGCAACGCATCCAAGGGGCGTTCAACGAGATAGGGTGCGCCGCGCCTCATTCCGTCGCCAAGATGGACAACGGGTTGTTTTGGCTTGGATCGGACGCCCGCGGGCGCGGCGTCGTCTACCGCGCCAACGGCTACACCGGCCAGCGCATCAGCACGCACGCTGTCGAGTGGCACATCCAGTCGTACGGCAACATCTCCGACGCGATTGCGTACACCTACCAGCAAGACGGCCACTCGTTCTACGTTCTGACGTTCCCCAGCGCCAACAAGACTTGGGTTTACGATGTGGCAACGCAAGCCTGGCATGAGCGGGCTAGCGGGAACGAGAACCAGTACCGGCACCGCAGCAACTGCCAGATGTCGTTTGACAACGAAATCATCGTAGGTGATTTTGAGAACGGCAACATCTACGCGCTCGACATGACGGTGTACGCTGACAACGGCGCAATCCAGAAGTGGCTGCGGTCGTGGCGGGCGCTGCCGCCCGGGCAGAACAACCTTAAGCGTACTACCCACCATTCGCTGCAGCTGGACTGCGAGTCGGGCGTCGGGCTGGATGGTACTGTGCAAGGATCTGATCCACAGGTCATGCTGCGCTGGTCGGACGACGGCGGCCACACATGGTCTAGCGAGCACTGGTCGCCGATGGGCGGGATTGGTCAATACAGCCAACGAGTTTTCTGGCGCCGTCTTGGCATGACGCTCAAGCTGCGTGACCGGGTGTATGAGATCAGCGGCACTGACCCTGTCAAAATCGCCATCATGGGCGCTGAACTCATCCTGTCGCCCACCGCATCGTAATGGCCACCACTTCAAGCGCCACCCCAACGCCAATCACACCGCCTCGGGTGGCGGTGCTTGACCCTCGCACGGGCCTCATCAGCCGCGAGTGGTACATGTTCTTCTCGAGCCTGTTCCGCGCGGCCGAAGCAAGCGCTGACGCGGACACCAACGGGCCAACTACAGTCTCGCTGGTCGCATCGCTGGACGCTGCGATTGACCGCGTTCAGCAGGAGACGCAGACGCTGCCGGTGTCGGTGCTCGAGCAAGTGCAACCGCTGCTGGACGCGCTGGCGCTGGAACTGCAATCCCGGTCGTTGACCGCTGCTGAACAGACCCGCCCGGCGCTGGACGATCTGGCCCAGCAGATCGGCACGCTGCCCCGGGTTGACCAAGAAGTGTCGGCTAGGTTCATCCAGCCAATCACCATTACCCCCGGCGCATCCCCGTACACCTACCAGAACACGAACACCTACCCTGCCGATGTCATCGTCAGCGGCGGCACCGTGACTGCGGTTGCGTTTTCACGCGACAATGTAACCTTCTACACCGTGGGCCAGATTAACGGGATGTTCGCGCTGTCGCCTTACGACTTCTTGCGAGTGACCTACACGCTGGCTCCGACAATGACTCTTGTGCCGAGGTAATAAATGGCTGTGATCGCAACTCCCCCAAAGCTGCAGTTCTTTGACGCCAACGGCAACCCGTTGGTCGGCGGCAAACTGTACTCGTACGCAGCCGGCACAACCACGCCGCTTGCCACCTTCACGGACGCTGGTGGCGCTACGCCCAACACCAATCCGGTCATCCTTGACTCGCGTGGTGAGGCGTCGGTGTGGCTGGGCACGGCGCTGTACAAGTTCGCCCTGTACACCTCAACCAATGTACTGGTGTGGACGGTTGACAACGTGGGCGGGTTTGCCACGTTGGCGGCGCTGGCCGCTTCGGGTGGTTCCTCGCTGGTTGGGTTCATTCAGGCGGGCACGGGTGCAGTCACGCGCACAGCGCAGAGC